AACTTATCGGAATGTGCAGGGTCAAGTGTAGGCGGTGTTTTGATAATCACACGCCAACCTGCGCTTCGCAATATCTTTGCCGCCTGCTCGGCATAAGTAAGCTTTGAGTTTGCTTCACGCTTGTTTCCATTCCTATCGTAATAGAAGTATATTGTTTTGGTTTGGTGATATTGATAATACGGAATAAACTCATCCAAAAACAAATCATCTAATATCTTTGGTGATTTTACCCAAAAGTTATTCAACACCCGGAACTCCTTCCCAATCTCTTGCGCCACTATCATTGAATTGATACTGGCTCCCCAATCCACGGATATAATCAACGGCTTGTTAGCTACCAAGTCTTTATCCTGCCGGCAGTTGTAATGCTTGCGTGTGTAGTTCTCATTAATGTCAAGTAAATATATATCATTGTAGGTGTCTTCATAATAATGCACATCCGGATCAAGTTGCGGATAAAATCCGTTTGTTACATCTTTCGGTCTGATATTAAGAATCTCTGCGTTATAATGCATCAATGACGGCGCATTCTTACGCATCCGCTTAAACCAATCCGGTGACAAGTTATGTTTGTTAACATAAGCATTCGCTTTGATAAACACATAATCATCCGGTTCAGCTTTGGCTGTTTCTTCCATTTTTACGAACCATTTACCTTTCTTTGTCAATGGTGTCGATGACGCAAAGATTTCAGCATTCAATAAAGGTGATTTTTCAAAAACCACTTTTTTGGCGCGGTTCGTTGTTTGCACATTGTAGAATAAACGGTCAGGATCTAACAGCGCCGCTTCATCACCTATAACTATGTATGAATTAAGTCCACGCCCACTATCAGGCATATCAAGAGAAACCATTGCCAAGATAGTTCCATTCCGGAAGTGTATCACATTCCGCCAAGAGTTAGGCGCTTGGAAAGGCATTTCAAATCCGAATATCTTACCGGACTTACCAACTACATAATCGATATTCTCGTATAACCCGAACATTTCCAAGCCTTCTTTTGTTGACGGCAATGTCCGGGACAAAATCTGCATATAAGTCGCACCCACCAAAACACCGGTAGCCCGTGGCATTTGGCGGACAAATTCTTTTACATACCAACCAAGTATTGTGGATTTTCCGGCTCCACGGCTCCATTCCAAATATTTGTTTTTTTGTTTGGAAAGCACCGCTGCCATTTGTGCGGCGTTTAATTGAATAACTTTATTCATCGTCTGAAATTTCTTCGTATTCTACATCTTCCGACGGATATTGATTGAAGTCAATAACACCTTTATTCAATTGTTCGCGCAAAGCTTTGGCAACATCACGCGGAACGGTAATCTTATAGATATGCGCTTCAATCTTTTCAGCCAATTTTTCATCATCTAAATTCCTGTCGAAATCAAACAATTCCTTATAGCTGTCAAGCGCTTTCCGTTGCTGGTCAAGATTACCATCCTTAACCGCCATTTGATATAATCGCCAATAAGCTTCACGAAGTACAATCTTAACACCGGCTTCATTAGCATTATCTATTTCACCAAATAACGCCAACGAATTATTAACATCTCTATAAGATTGTGCTATTGATATATTTTCAGTTTTTTGTAAAAATTTAGCAGCTTGCGATCTTGAATATATTTTATCACGCATCAACGAAAATACAGTCATCCACCGGCGTTTTAGTCTCAGCTCCTTATCAGACAATATAATCTTATCATCAATAAACGAAGCTTTAATCCGGTCGAAGTGCGTCTCTTTATCAAACTTTACTCTCCTTATTGCTTTTTTACTCATCTCTCAATAATTTTGATAGTTCTCTGATATCAACTTCCAACTGCATCAACTCACGCTTTTTCTTTTCAATTTTGTGCATCAATAGATTTTTTTCTTTTCCGTCCGGCAATTCGGCTGCCGTTTCCATCATCTTTTCCAAAGTTTTTTTGCGCTTACTTACCCGCACATATAAGCGTTGGCGGGTGTTAAATAATTCTTTCGGTGTAAATCCGGAATAATCAACCGCCGGTGTGGTAGGAAAAAGCTCTTTGTGTTCAAACCAATAATCAATCAAACGCCACACTTCATCGATAAAGTCAAACAGCCTGATAATTTTTCCGCTAATTTCTCTCGCTTTTTGCACTTCATTATCCGGCAGATCATTTAAAATATATTTCAGCCGCAAAGCTTCATAAAATGATTGTTTTTGTTTGATGAAAGGCTCCCGAAGTTCTTCCGGCAACTGATACACTTTTATGGTTGGAAAATTCCGTTCAAAAGTTTTTTCGCTGGTTTTCTCTATTATTTTCGGCTCCTGTTTCGGCGGTTGCTTTTGCTCGTATTTCAAAAGTTTGTTCAGCTCGTAAAGAAGCAAACCACGATTCCTGCTTTTGCGCAATGTCCGCAGTATATGACTGCTCCGTTTCGGATGATTCGCATACAGCGCCACACCTTCTTCGTAACTGCCTTTCGATTTTATCCATTCTTTGATGCTCATACGACGAATTTGCAAACAAAAAAAAAGCTACGAAAGGACAAATAAAAACAAATGTCCGCCGTAGCTTTTCGTTTATACACAAAACAAGCAATAAAAAAAATTATAAGGGACAAAAACAAAATATATTTTATTTGTCCGTTAGCAAAATTACACGGTATTCAAAGCCGTTGGCACCGAGAAATTTCTCAAAATTCAACGATTTCAACACTTCATACAGCTCGTAATCTTTAAAGTTACCTTCCGGAATTACTTCGCAAATCTCCACATAAAGTTGCGCCAAAGATTTCGGAACATATTCCTTATCATCTTTGGTTGCCGGTCGATACCATTTTTGGATCACTTCCGCTGCTTCGTCCTTGTAATTGAAAATGTCATTCATACTTAAGATAAAAACCGGATAACACACAAAAAGCATATTATCCGGAAAAATAACTCAATAAAAAAAAAGAAAAAATTAATCCAAAATTTTATTCAACAAATTAAGCTGTCGCTTATCCAACTTTGTTTTTAATTTTTTTAATTTTTCTTCCGGAACATTTTTAAATAGGTCCTTGTCGGCATTTTTTGTCAGTTTAACAAAATTAATATGGCCGGCAAGGAATATGCGCAAAGCTTGATCATCTGTCAAGTTGCGCATATCTACTTCACCTACATCAGGAAAAATAACTTTTTTTCCACGTATAACTCTAAAACTTTTCAGTTTGTCCGTCATTATGCAACATTTTCTTCAGCAAGCGTCAAAGCTCCTGTATAGATAGGTGCCGGATAAGCTGCTGTTTGTTCAATGATATAATTTGTTCCGGTATCGTCTTCTACCTTTTTACCGGTAGTTCCGGCAATAGTTTCCATGTAAGCAGGAATCAATTTATTACCAAGCAATCTCAATCTTCCTGATTTTTCTCTCACGACAAAAATCATAGGTGTATTGACATATTGTCTGGCAAAACCAAGATTATTGGCTTCAGTTCCTGGAATGTAAAATTCAAAAGTATTTTTGAATTTTTTATTTCCTTTATTACCAACACCTTCATGTTTTACTTCTCCGGTATCAGACATGATTCCTATTTTAAAAAACCCTTTTCCGCTGGATGCAGGAAAGGTTATATCTCCTGTTAAGGTTGCTAATTGTTCCAACGTCGTTCCTGTGCTCCCAATTTCAGGAAGTTCAGGCATATTCTCTACATGAGATGCAATAGCACCGTATATCTCTAATTCTGAAATACCTGCTACAAGCTCAACATTACAGCTTGCATCAATATTTTCTAACGAATAATTATCAAAGCAGTTTGACATAATCTAATCAATTTTAAGTTTTAACCAATGTAAATTTCCTTCAATCATCATTTCCATAGCTTCTTCATCTTCCATCCACTCTTCTTTGGTTTTGATGACATTGTTAAACCGGAATTTTTCCGGCGTTCTTTCGTCCCAAACAAACTGACGGCCGTCAGTATGTTTGTATATCAATTCTTTATCGGCTTTTTTGCCGTTGCTTTTCTTTTTACCTGCTTTTGCCTTTGATTCTGCTTTTGCTCCGGCTTCTTTCTTGGCTTCGGCTTTTGCTTTCGCTTCTGCTTCCGCCTTTGCTTTGGCTTCCGCTTCTGCTTCGGCTTTGGCAGCTTTCACCAATTCGGCAATTACTTCCGTATCTTCTTCCGGGTTAAACTCCAAACCCAACGAAGTAGCTTCTTTTATCAACTTTACACGCTTAATAGCTTGTGTTAATTGATCCACAGTAAGAGCATCGGCATTGTCAATGCCGAGCTCCTGTGCTTTTTTTATCAAATCTTGTTTAGACATATCTTATCAGATTTTAAGCGCTATGCGGATAATATTTTGCCATAAGGTCGGCGTTTCCTAAACCTTCGGTAGTATCAACAAAGTTGGCTACAAACACCGCTTCGTTGATTAAGAAGTCGTAACCAAGCCACCACTCCATAAACACTTTAAGTTTATAATCTTGAACTTGGAAGTCCGTGAAAGCAGGCTTGTTATAAATGTCCACCAATTTTGCAAGGTTGCCGTCAATGGTAGCAAAAATCACATCGTCCGGTAAATCTGGAATACCCACCAATATGCGTTTCCCTAAACGGGTTTTGGTTTTGTCTCCTTCCTTATAAGTTGTTTTGGCACCAAAACGATCTTCGTAATTCAACTGATAGCGTTCCAAATTGTTTTCGGAAATGAAAATCTTTTTGATTTTCTTTTTCATAAACTTCGGAAGCTTACGCTCAAAAGTGGTTATTTCATCCACGATATTGTCATCGGTCAATGCGTTCAACGGAATTCTGTAAGCGGGATGATCCGTGTTAGCCACTGCATCATCCACTTTTTTAACGATACCGTCCATTGCATTTCCAAAAACTCCCAAACTTGCAGAATCATAGGTTCCTGTAATAGACAATATTTCGATATCGTCTTTTACCTTATTCATTAAGTCATTAAGGATATACTTAACAATAGCCTTATTTTTAATAGGCTTATCTTCTTCATACAATTCTGCTAATGCAGAAGGCAATATTTCTGCCGGTATGATAGGATAATTTACTTTTTGATGGAAGTTTTGCAAAACTTTGTGTTTAAATTCTGCAGTTCCTAACTCATTCCATTCTGTAGTAAATCCTTGAACTACATGAGTAAGGATAGAATGAAATTGCGGAAATTCGCCTTTTACTTTCGTAATTTTTTTTGCGTGTGCATCTAACGTAGTGGTCAATGCACGAGCAAACATTCCGTCAATTATCTTAGTATTGTTCTTTACATAGACATCGGCTGCTTTAGCCCAATCTTGAATAGTCATCGTTGCCATATCTCAATCTTTTTTAAATTTCAAATTCTTGTTCCAAAATATCGTCTTCCGTATGACCTTTCGGGTCTTTAGGATCTTCCGTTACAATGGGTTTGGTCGGATTGGCTCCGGCTCCTTCATTGTATTTCTTTGCCAATTCAGCCATAGCGGATATTCCGGCTATCTGATCATCTCCTTCAACACCGGCAACTTCCATTGCGCCTGCAATAGCCGTTTCCAATGCCGTTAATCGTTCTTTTTCTTCCGATGCTTTTTGCTCGCCGGCAATAACTACGGCAAGTTTTTCATCGAGCTTCTCCAATTGGTCGGCTGATAAGGTGAAACCTTTCTTACCGCCCAATAACCCGGACTTCAACTTCAATTCGTCGAGCCCGAGAATACTTGCTACATTATTGTAGTTTTTGTCTTCGCTCATATCTATATGATTATTAGAATTACTGTCTGCTAATTCATTTACCTTGGCAACGGCATCCGCCAAATTACCTACACTGTCAATCAATCCGAGTTTTAAGGCATCGTATGGAAAAACGGCACGTCCGTCTTCTACTTTTTTGTCCAACTTAGGACGGCGTTCAAAAATTTCTTTGTGAAATTTGTCGGTAATAGGGTCCAAGATTTGTTTGATCATCAAACTGCTGTCGTTGTCATCGAGCAGTTTGCGAAACTCTTCATTCTTTTTGGTGGATTTGGTAGCGTAAACCGTGTGTATTTTTCCTCCTGCTTTTTCAATAACACCTTGTATATCGATAAGTTCAATGTAGGTTCCTGCACTTCCAATACGGTCAGCGTGTTTGTTGCTGATGATATAATCAGTAGCTGCAGCAATTTCATAAGCTGCCGATGCCAACATTCCATCCGTATAGGTTACCACAGGTTTTTTCAGGTTATGGATCAGTTCGGCAAATTCTGCCGTGCCCGATACCTGTCCACCGCCACTGTCTATATCCAATACAATTCCTTTGATATCCGGATCATTATCGAGTTTAGTCAATATCTCTCCGAGTTCCTTGGTGCCTTTAGGTCCGCAACTCTGCGAATATTTAAGGATAGGACTTTTTATACTGACTATCGCCACGCTTTGTTCAGACTTGTTTTTCGATTTCAAAAAACTGCCGTTTTTATCAGCACTGGCATAGTGCAGTGCGTAGGCGTTTTCCATAGCCGGCACTTCTTTTCCGGTAAGGATTGATAACAAATAAGGTTGCAAAGCCATAGCGGATGATTTGTCTATCATCCATTGTCCTGCAAGTAAACTGTGTAGATTAGCTACGCTCATAGTAAATCAATTATGTTACAATGATAGTCGTAGCCGGCTGGAAACGAAAGGACAATTCATTTCCAACAAAAAACAGCCGGCGCTAACCGGCTGTTTTCTGAATAATAAACCTAAATAACAATTATGAAAAAAACTAATTATGAATAATTGTCCAAACGCATAAGCTGGACGGTGCTGTGCCCGGTTCATACTGATCTATTATTGGCGTGATTGTTTGCCCGGTGAGTGTTACTTTATAAGTAACATCGTCACTCTGTTTGGTTGGGCGTATTTCTTCATAAGATAATGAAAAACTCTCATAATCATTGCCAATAGCAGTCTTAAACATGTCGTTTTGTAAAACTATTACAAGACGTTTTTTTGTCAAATCGTTTAAAACGGACCTTACTTCTTCAGTATGATCCAATATTTTAAAAGAAACGGATACCTTATAATATCCACCTGCATCATTTTCTTTAAATACTGATTTTACACGGATATCTTCAGGTAAAGCTTTTATATACAATTCTTCATTTCCTGTATACATTGAAAGATTAAACAATTCTTTTTTCAATGTTTGACTTAATGTTTGATAGCCTTTTTCTGCATCAAACAAAAATATCTCTGTATATAATTGAGAAATGACGTTATTGTTACATACATTAATAGCCATGGTTCATCATTTTTATTTTTCTGCGTTTAAAATCTTTAAGCAAACTTTCGCTGTTAATATCGTCTTCGTTGATTCCGTAATAGTTCAAAAACTCGTTCAGCGCATACGAAAACTTTTGTCCGTGAAAACGGTGTGCCATCATTATATAATGAAAAAGTTCTTCGCGGAAAAGCTTGTCAACTATCTTATTAAACATTACCATTTGCTTTCCTGTTATATACAATCCGTTTGAAGTATAAATACTTTCAGGAACACGGACCGCAAACACATCATCATAAGTATCCTTTACAACCGGTTCATCAGGTGTCCGGTTGAGCAAAGCAATCACCAAATAACCTAAGGCATTGCTACGGCTCGCTACCAATAGATTGGTGCCGTATTTGGTCTGCAAATACTTTCGCAAATAACGCTTTACAGGGAAATCTACTGTTATAGCAAGTCCACCCATTGATACAATTTTACACAAATGTTTTGTAACCTTTAAAAATACAATAAAATCAGTAGTGCATAAGCTGTTTTTAAACAGCAAAAAAGACTACAAAAACACAGTTTTTTCAAAGATAAAAAAGATTTTTTGTAAAATGCAAAATTGTTAATAAAAAACTATTTTTATTAAAAATAATATATTTTGAAACAGACAAAAACAGCCTAAATAAAGCATTTTTACTCAAAAAATACATATGATCTTTGTAATAAAAAAAATCTGAATAATCGTGCAAAAAACTGTAACTTTGTAACCACTTGCATTTCAATAACTTACAAAGACTGTTTTTGTGTCATTTTGTAACCGGCTGTTTTTAGGTTACAACTTTTTTGTAACCTTTTTACTCTTATTTATAAGAGTTGTAACCTATAAAATATAATAAAATCAGTAGTAGATAAATCAAGGTTACAAGGTTACAACTTTTTTTCACTTTTTTACATTTTTTAAAAAGAACGAAAAAAGCCGTGATTTGTTAATGAATTACGATATTTTCAATAAAAACGCCACAAAGTTACAATTTATTGAGAATATGATAATTTATAAAAAAGTGCGAAAAAGACACAAAAAAACCGGACATCAGCAGATGTCCGGTGCAAAGGATCAATCACTCGCTAACGCCGTTTTTTACGTTGGCGGGTGTATTCCTTTTCTTCGTCCAATATTACGTCCCATTGCTGTTCTGTGGGAAGTATTTCCTTCAATAGCTGTCCGGTGTAATAACGTTCGGCTGACAAGTCGAGTGTGTCATCGCGTTGCCCAAGCAAGTTGATGAGCGACGAAACGATATTGACAACATCTTCACCCGAACGCACCGTGTCGAGTTTCAGCTGTGTGTTCCCGTGTTTGTCTATCCAAATCATAAGGCAGTAGTTTTAGGGTTACACATCATCCCTGTCATACACCCGCAGGTGTAAGTTAATAGCATTCCGGCATTGCCGGTTCTTTGTCCGCTTACGGACATCCTTTTGGTTTTCTTTTTTTGGTACATAACAAAAAAGATTTAAACAGCGAAACCCTGCCGTAGGTGTGTACCAACTGTTACGAAAACAGTGTTACCGGTAGTTTCCTTCCGGCTCACCATAGCAGGGCTTCTATTCTTAATTAAATGTTTCGAGATTTGCTCGTAACAAGTTGGTACGAAGCAAATATACGAAATGTTTTTTAATTTTTTCTTAAATAATATTCATATACCGGCCATTGATCTGTTTTATGAGAAAATCCGGCTTCAAATATAGTAACAGCTCTTTCTGAAAAAATATCATCAACCATATAT